TCTATTAAGTCTATGTTGGCTGTACACTCCGAAAAAATTGCTAGACAAGAACAAGTTGATGAAATAATATTTGAGAAACTTAAAGATAGAGCAGGTGAAATAGACAAAGTAAAATCAGATTTATCTAGTGAATTATACAACGTAGAAAAAAGACTATTATTAGAGATTAAAGCAATAAGAGTAGATATAGGTCAAAGAGTTGGTATGTTAGAAAAATATAGATGGATTATACTAGGTGGTGCTATAGTAATAGGATGGATAGTATCTGGCAATTTTGAAGCAATTGTCAAGCTAATGAGCTAGAGAAAAAATGTTACCTTTTACCCGAGGAAAATAGCCTGGGTATTTTTTAGTCACCAGGTTTGAGCGTACAGACTTGACTATTTTTGTTAAATGGTGTATATTATGAGATAGTGTTATGTCAAGTTATATAGATTTAAAGTATATTAATTCAATCTCTTCAGGATTGGATAAGTTTAAAAAGAAAACAGATTATCTTTTCAATTTTAGGTGTCCACATTGTGGAGACTCACAGAAAAGTAAGACTAAAGCAAGAGCATATCTTTATAGAGTAAAAAACGATATGTTCTTTAAATGCCACAATTGTGGTATGGGTCAGAATTTAGCAAATTTCATTAAATTCTTGGATCCTAAAAAATACGGAGAATACTTATTAGAGAGATACAAGGGATCGGCACCATCCACGCCCCAACCTAAATTTGACTTTAAACCTACAAAATTTGAAGAAACAAATTTATTAGATTCCTGTACTAAAGTAAGTACGTTAAAAGACGGACATCCTGTAAAGGAGTACGTAAAGAAAAGATTGATACCTCCACAATATTATGAGATAATTTATTTTGTTGACAAATTTCACAATTTTGCCAATAAAGTGAAACCAGGAACTTTTAAAGAAAGATATGAACACCCTAGATTAATTATACCTTTCTTTGATGTAACTGGTAAGTTGTTTGCATTTCAAGGCAGAGCTTTTGGAAAAGAACAACCAAAATATGTTACTATTAAACTTGATGAAACAAAACAAAAAGTATATGGACTTGAACGTGTAAATTATCAAAAACATATTTACATAGTTGAAGGTCCACTTGATAGTTTGTTTTTAGATAATTGTTTGGCGGCAGGCGGTGCTGATTTAACTCTACGTGTGCCTAGTGACCAAGTTACATATATATTTGACAACGAACCTCGTAATAAAGAAATCATAAAAAGGATGTACGCAGTAGTTGAAAAGGATTACAACGTAGTTGTTTGGCCAAATGATGTGCAACTTAAAGATGTAAATGAAATGATTATGAGTGGTATGAAAAGAGAAGAGTTAATAGATATTATAAGTAAGAATACATTTAGCAAATTAGAGGCATTAACGAAATTAAACTATTATAAGAAATGTTAGGAGTGTGTAAATAAAAATGGTGAATGAGAATATAAGTGTAGTGAAGCGAAATGGTAGAGGTAAGGAATCTCTAAACATTGAAAAGATACATCAAATGGTAGAATATGCGTGTGAAGACATAACGCAAGTTTCTGCTTCTTCTGTAGAAATGAATAGTGGTCTACAATTTTATGATGGCATATCAACAAACGAAATTCAACAAATCTTAATTAAATCAGCAAACGATTTAATCACTTTAGAAAATCCAAATTATCAATATGTTGCCGCTAGACTATTACTCTATAGTTTAAGAAAACAACTATTTCATAAAATGTGGGATCATCCACATATTTACGACCACGCAAAAAAATGCATTGAGTTAGGTGTTTATGATAAAGAAGTTTTAAATTGGTATGATAAAAAAGATTTTGATAGAATGGAAAATTGGTTAAATCACGAAAGAGATTATACTTTTACATATGCAGGTTTAAGACAAGTCATTGACAAATATCTAGTGCAAGATAGAAGTACAGGACAAATTTTTGAAACACCACAATTTATGTATATGATGATATCTGCTACATTATTTGCAAAATACCCAAAGAACAAAAGGATGAGTTATGTTAAAAAATATTATGACGCTATTTCACGTTTTAAAATCAATATTCCAACACCTGTTATGGCTGGTGTACGAACTCCTATTAGGCAGTATGCGAGTTGTGTCTTGGTGGATGTTGATGATACTTTGTCTAGTATCTTTTCTAGTGATATGGCCATTGGTAAGTATGTTGCCCAAAGAGCAGGAATTGGTATCAATGCAGGAAGAATTAGAGGGATCAACTCACGTATTAGAGGTGGCGAAGTACAACATACTGGCGTTATTCCTTTTCTTAAAAAATTTGAAGCAACTGTTAAGTGTTGTACTCAAAACGGAGTACGAGGAGGGTCGGCAACTGTTCACTTCCCTATTTGGCACAAAGAAATAGAAGATATAATTGTTTTAAAAAATAATAAAGGTAGTGAAGATAATAGAGTAAGAAAATTAGATTACTCTATACAGTTATCAAAATTATTTTATGAAAGATTTATTAATGATGAAGAGATAACTTTATTTTCACCACACGAAGTACCAGAATTGTATGAAGCGTGGGGAACAAAAGAATTTGACGAACTATATACAACGGCAGAAAGAAAAACTAGTGTATGGAAAACTAAAATATCAGCACAACAATTGTTTATGGCAATTTTAAAAGAAAGAGCAGAAACAGGTCGTATTTACATTATGAATATAGACCATTGTAATACACACTCTAGTTTTAAAGATAGAGTTTATATGTCTAACTTATGTCAAGAGATTACTTTACCTACAGACCCAATAAGTCATATAGATGGTGAAGGAGAAATTGCATTATGTATTTTATCAGCAGTTAATGTAGGACTTTTAAAAGATTTAGATGAATTAGAAACCTTATGCGATTTAGCAGTAAGGTCATTAGACGAAGTTATAGACCATCAAAGATATCCAGTTAAAGCGGCAGAAATTTCTACAAAAAGACGAAGAAGTTTAGGAATTGGATATATAGGTCTTGCTCACTACTTAGCAACATTAGGACTTGGTTATGAAACTAAAACTGCTTGGAAAGAAGTAGATAAGTTATCAGAAGCATTCCAGTATTATCTATTAAAATCTAGTAATGAATTAGCAAAAGAAAAAGGCAAGTGCGAAGCATTTGACAAAACAAAGTATTCAGATGGTATCTTACCAATAGACACCTACAAAAAAGAAGTTGATGAGATTGTATCTCGGAAACTTTCATATAAATGGGAAGACTTGAGGAAAGATATTAAGGAATTTGGGTTAAGACATAGCACACTCACGGCTCAAATGCCTTCTGAAAGCTCTAGTGTGGTTTGTAATGCCACAAACGGCATTGAACCACCTAGAGATTATATTTCAGTTAAGAAGAGTAAGAAAGGTACTTTAAAACAAGTTGTACCTGATTACAAAAGATTAAAAAATAATTATACGTTATTATGGGATATGAAAAGTAATGAAGGATATATAAACATAGTAGCAGTAATGCAAAAATATTTTGACCAATCAATTAGTGGTAATTGGTCATATAATCCTGAAAATTATGATGAAGGAGAAATACCTTTATCAATAATGGCAGAAGATTTATTAACAACTTATAAATTAGGTTGGAAGACTTCTTATTATCAAAACACATATGATAGTAAGAAAGATGTTGAGGAACCTGTACATCCTATCGGTTGGAAAGATGATGTACCAGAATCTAAAACTATAACGGAGATAAAAGACGAAGAAGAATGTGAAACCTGTGTAATTTAAAGGAGCCAAATGGCGTTTTTATGTGCAAATGTTCCTCATATAGAGGTACTAGTTAAAAAACAATACCTTTACGATTTGAAGAAAGGTCACGGAGAGTTTGAACCAGGTATCTGGTGTACAGTTAAAAGTATTCAAGGTAGAGCATTATATTTTGAAACATATCTGTATGAAAGCGGAGCATTATATGATAAGTTGCCTATAAATGCTTTTGTATGGAAAGAAACGAAAGAGGATATAAAATTGAGTGAATTACAGTTATGGGATTGTTTTGATTATGATATATCAGTTATTGAGAAACAATTAGTAAGTGGAAATAGATGTACATATTTGTCGCCATCTAAAAAAATGTTTGAAGGAAATTATATGTTTAGTATAGATAGTTGTAGTGCAACGAATAAAGAGTTGAACGTAGGATATAGTGAAACTCCTTCTCAACATAAATCATTTAATATAATAAAATTAGATAATGGTCATTTTGCTGCTCAACCAAACAATAGAGTTTTATTTTATGACAAGTCTTTAACACCAAGTAAACCAAAAAGACCTGATTATAAAGTATCTACTAGAGAATATAGTGTAGATAATATTGATAAATGGACAGCAGGTGATAGTGATGAACACCATTATAAATTAACAGAATCAGAAAGATTACAAAACGAGTTAGAACCAATAAATGACTAAAAGCGTATTTAATACAGAAAAAAAATTAGACTATACTAAACAACCTATGTTTTTTGGTCAAGATTTACAAGTACAAAGATATGATGAAATGAAATATCCTATCTTTAATAAACTCTTTCAACAACAATTAGGTTACTTCTGGAGACCAGAAGAAGTATCTTTACAGAAAGATATATCAGACTATAAAGAGTTAAATGAACAACAAAAGTTTATCTTTACATCTAATTTAAAATATCAAACAATGATGGATAGTGTGCAAGGACGAGGACCGGCTTTAGCATTTTTACCTTTTGTTTCAATACCTGAATTAGAGAGTTGTGTTCTTGCGTGGGACTTTTTTGAAAACATACACTCTCACTCATATACATATATCATTAAAAATTTATATTCAAATCCTAGTGAAGTTTTTGATACTATAATTTCAGATGAAAAGATTGAGAAAAGAGCAATTAGTATAACACAAAGATATGATGATATGATAAATTTAGGTTATAAATGGCAATTAAAACCAGATAGTGTTGATATGTATGAGTTGAAAAAGAAATTATATTTAACATTGATGACTGTTAATATATTAGAAGGATTAAGATTTTATGTTTCTTTTGCGTGTTCGTTTGCATTTGGAGAATTAAAAATGTTAGAAGGTTCTGCTAAAATATTATCATTAATAGCACGTGATGAAACTTTACATTTATCAATCTCACAAAGAATACTTAATAACTATCGTGATAATGAAAATGATAGAATTATGAATAAAGTGATGAAAGATACAGAAAAAGAAGTTTATACAATGTATGAAAATGCAGTAGGACAAGAGAAACGTTGGGCGACTTATTTGTTCTCTAAAGGTTCTATGATAGGATTATCAGAAAAACTATTACATCAATTTGTAGAGTATATGGCAAATAGACGTATGAGAGCAATAGGATTAGAACCACAATATGACCAAAAAGTAAATCCATTACCTTGGGTTGACCATTGGTTAAATAGTAGGTCATTACAAAATGCACCACAGGAAACAGAAATTGAAAGTTATGTCATAGGTGGCATTAAACAAGATGTACAAAAGGATCAGTTTAAGAAATTTAAATTATAAAAAAGTATATTATTATGGAAGATGAAATAGTAAAGAGTATTAGGTTAAGTTGTGGCAATTGCAAGGTGACTTATACTATAAAGTATGATGAAGAAGAAACAGATATGAAACCTATGTCTTGTCCATTTTGTAGTTATGAAATAGATGAAGAAGATGATATTGGAGATGAAAATGAAGAAACTAGTTGGGATTGATTATAGTTTAACAAGTCCTGCCATATGTGTTACAGATGACTTTAAGTTTGAAAATAGTCATTTCTATTTTCTTACTAATAAGAAAAAACATATGGGCAAATTTGGTAATATAATTGGTTATGAACATCAACCTTATACAGACCCTATCCAAAGATTTACTCAAATTTCTGATTGGGTTTTAAAAGTATTAAAATTAAATCACTCTAAAGACAATATAGATACATTAGCAATAGCAATAGAAAACTATTCTTATGGTTCTAAAGGTCAAGCATTATTTCAAATAGCAGAAAATTGTGGCATACTTAAATATAGATTAGCAGAACAAAAATACAAATATA